CTCCACTTTTTCTCTACTTCTCTTTTAGTCTTTAAGCAATCGGACATTGAGTTAGCACCTTTATGGTCTATCAATGAACCATCTGCAAATACACAAACAGCAAATACTACTTCTGGTTTTTGTGCGTCTCCTTCTACTGGACAAACTTGGTGTCCATCATCTCCACAACCGGTACAATCTGCTTTAGCAGTACTGAAACCAATTGCTAATAAAAAAACAACTACTATTGCTGTTGCCCATTTCTCCCAAACGTTATGAAATAATTTCATATTTCTCCTTATCTTATTGGTGGTACATATAATATGCCACCATTGTTCCATAGATTATTTAATCCTCTTTCTAAAGCAAGTGGTGTTTCTTCTCCCACATTTCTTTCAAAAGATTCTCCGTAGTTTCCTACTTGTTGTATAATATTATATCCAAACTTCATTCCTAATCCTAACATAGGACCAATGTAACCTTCTACTCCTAAAATTCTTTTAACTTCTTTTGATTTAGAAGTTAACATTAATTCAACATTTTTAGAAGTGATACCTGCCTCTTCAGCATTAATCATAATGAACATAGTCCATCTTACTACATCTTCCCATTCTTGGTCACCTTGTCTTACAAGTGGACCTAATGGTTCTTTAGATATAATTTCAGGTAATACCATCCAGTCATCTGGATTTTCTGCACCTGCTCTTGCGGATGCTAAACCAGAAGCGTCTGTAGTAAAGACATCACACTCACCACTAAACAATTTTGCTTTTGCGTCTTTATTACCTTCAACATATATTGGTTTATATGCCATATTGTTTTCTGCAAAGTAATCATTTAAATTTAACTCGGATGTTGTTTCTGCTGTAATACAGACAAACGCACCATTTAATTCTGTTGCATTTTCAATATCTAAATCAGTAGGTACTAAAAATCCTTGTCCATCATAATAGTTAACACCTGCAAATTCAAACATCAAGTTAACATCCCTACTAATTGTCCAAGTAGTATTTCTTGCAAGTAAATCAATTTCGCCAGACGCTAATGTTGGGAATCTTTGAGCAGCGTTTAAACCTATAAACTCTACTTTATTTGAATCACCAAATATTCCAGCGGCAACTGCCCTACAAAAATCTACATCTAAACCACTCCAATTTCCTTCTTCATCTTTAGCGGAGAAACCAGGTAAACCTGCATTAACTCCACATACAACGTAACCTCTATCTTTTACAACATCAAGTAGACCTAATTCTCTTTCTACTTTAAAACTCTTTGTTGGAGCACAACTTACTAAAAAAAATGTTGCAATCAATAACATTAATAATTTTTTCATATGATTAATCCTGTGTTAATACCTTTATTTGTTTCTTTTTCTTCTTTTCAGTTAAAGACTTCGCCGTACCACCTAGTTTTAAACTACCAGATTGGTCAGGCATTTTATTTTTAATACTAATAATATTACCATCTTTATCTATTTCAGCCATTGATGGTCCACATATTACTCTACGTCCATCGTGTAACTTTTCTATCTTTCTTTTATCTTTCAAACAATCCATTAAACCATCATACTTAATAAATTCGCTTGAAGTATCGGTTACAATGAACATTGTTATAATAGTGACTAGTGTAGCAGCATCCATTTAATGTGTACCTCCGTTATTTCCATTTTTCTGGTCCCTAATTTTGTCCTTTAATTTTTCTATATCCTGTAAAGCCTTTTCCATATCGGTCTGTAATCTTTCAATATTTACTTGGTTGTTCATCATACCCTTTAATTGTAGTTGTAAGGACTCCACTTGTCCTGACAAAAATTCTATAAGCATAAATTGCTCAGAATCAGCAGGCGGAGAACCTAAATCTCCCCTTGGCCATTTGATCCTAAATTCATTATTTTGTGCAATATCACCTGTAATTAAAGAATCTATATCTTTATCAATTCTTGACACTTCACTAGTTAAATCTTTTTCTGCAAGAGTAGATTTAGTTTCTAAATTATTTAATCGCTCAATCACCCCAAAATACGCCCACACTCCAATACCGACAGCAGCCAATATGGATAAAAGGTTTCTCATTGGCATTGAAATTGCTGTGTTATCTGATATCTTCATAAATCTCCTTATTTCTTATTTTTAGGTAATTTCGCACCTGGTTTGCCAACATATAATCCAAAGAAGGCAGCGCCAGCACCCACAATAGTGGATATAAACATTGCTTGTGAATTCGTTGGGTCTGGTAATTGCATAAACCAAGTTACTGATTTATAAAATGCATAAATGTATGACAACATTACCATTCTAGGTATGACTCTAAACTTGTCTAATAGACCTGCTGTCTTATTATACCAAGTAGGAGCGTCCTCACCTTCATCTGGAACAAGGTCGCTTTTCTTTAGTTCATACTCTTCGGTTGTCTTTTTTACTTTAATTAAATCGTCAGCCATATAGTCCTATTTATTCTGTTGGTTTCTAGCTCTAACCCTATCATTTTCTTCTTTGATATGTTGAGTTAGTAAATTCACATATATTTCCCTCTCCCAAGGTAGCATATTTTCAAGTTCAGTCAGTGAATATTTATGATGTTGCATTAATGCAAAATTCACTTGATAGAAATTCTCTAGCGATTCGTGAGAGAGGGCGATACGAAAAAATCCTGTAACCCTGAAAGAGTCCTTTTACTCTTGACCTTTGTCTTCGGATTTTCTAGTTCTACCTCTTGTTTCAATTTAGGCATAGTATCAAAAAATTTATTAACACTTTTAAATGCCTTTGAATCTAAACTCTCAACAAACTTGTTTAAATCTTCTTTACTGTAATCTGCAGGTGAATGCATTTTTTCACCTTCATAAATTTGATGTATTGAATTTACTAATAAATCAAACATTTGTTTTGTCTTCATACCCTTTACATCAATTGATGGATCAACTGAATTAATTGTAGGATAACTCATAATCAACCCAATCTTTTTATTTTCATCAATCACAATCTTATTAGAATGGTCCTCATCTACGTGTACTTCTACTTTAGATAAATCTACTTCTACTTCAGCATAAGTTTTATTGTCATCTGGACATAATAATTTAAGTGTTACTATTTCTCCAACTGACTTCGCCCTTATTTGTAAAAATATATATTCTAAATCAAATGTAGGTAACTCGTCTATGTTAACTGATCCAAAGGTACAAGCGTGACAAATTTGTTTCAAAGCACTAACTAGCTGAATATTCTCACCTGTTTCTAGTGCTTGTAATAAAACCTTTTCTTCTTTTACAAGAAATGGTCTGTACTTAATCTTAACATCTTTGGATGGTAATGTCAATTCATAAGTCGCTGTTTCTATTATAGGCAATGCCATAATCTATTCTCCTTATTATTATATTATATTAAAAGAAAGGTGGAAATACTCTTCCTCCTGTCGTTTTACCAATTGGGAAATCTCTTTTGATTTTCTCAATTACTTGTTTTCCTGCACGTTTAATTTCTGGTGGTAATTTTGCTAATATGCCACCAAATATTCCATATCTCTTACTAGGTTTAATATTTGGCATATCAGGTACAGCCTTACCTAGTTCTGCTTTAGCAACTTGTTCTAATGTTAAATTATCCCAAGTTCTATATGAAAAAGTTATAGGTACTGGCATAGGCATTTGTTCTTCTGCTAATGACACTAATGGTATCTCTCCAACATTATCAGGATATACTTCGTGCAATCTTACTGCATAAGTAATTCTATGATTATCATTTGGATGTTCAGATTTTGATTCTCTATACTGTCCCAATTGATAAATGTCCATAGTACCTACATAATCATCATAATAATTCAAATTATGAGTATTTTTATCATATATTTTATTTTGCCAGTTTTCAAAAAATGCTCTTTGTCTTAAAAACTTATCTGCCATAAACGAAGCTTGTATAGTAGCAGGACCGTAATTATATGCATAAGGCATTTTTCTACCAGGTCCATATGGTGCAAAGTTTGTAGATAAAATGTTACGTTGTGGAAAAGTAACCTCAACACACATCAAGTTCACATTGGTTATCATATCATTTGTTTCTAAAGAATTTGGTCCTGTTCCTGCTGTAGCACCTTTTCTATCCGATGTTGATAATTTTCCTACAGGTGGATATAATCTAATTAAAAATCTATTGGCTTTAGCAACACCTTCACCCTTGTTTATTTCTGACATAAACCTACCAATAGATGTACTTACATTACCACCTGGTCTTTGTTTTGTTATTCTAGGGTCGCCTTCAACGTTAACCAATGATTTATCTCTTGGAAGTCCTATTCGGATATCCATATTACCGATACGTTTACCTGCTCTGAATATTGCCATTTCTATTTCCTATTCTTCGGGTGTCTTCCAAAATAATGTTGGGAAGGTTCGTAGTTCCATCTATGTCCGTGGTGTCCTCTTACATCAGCATACCACATTCTTAACTTAACTATCATAACTCTCCATAATGTTCTCTTTGCCATTTTTTATCAGATATTTCTCCTACTATCAGCAAACACTCTTTGTGTTGTTGCTTTTCTAAATTGTTGTACAGGTAGATAAACTGCAATTGCCATTTCATCAGCGTCTATTCTTAAAAAGCTTGACCTAATATGTTTCCACAAATATTTCTTAATCGTTGGTTTAATCATACTTATATTTTTAAGTGTATTATATGACGCATTTATTACTGTAGTACGGTCAAAATCTGTATTACTAGCATATCTTTGTAACTCTTGTAATAATTTAAATCTCACCCCATATGGTAAATAATGAAAATTCAATCCTACAAATCCACCTCTAAATGTATCTATAGGCAACACTAATGGAAATATATCGTAATATGGCAATGTCTTTTTGCCTTTAGGGTCATAAAAGTAGAAATTCAAACGACCTGCACTAGGTCTATTGTTCAATTTACCACTTCTCATAAGAGTACGTGCTCCTGCCTTACCAGCAATAGTGCTTATAGCATTTCTATACCAAGACGCTGCCTTTAACGCCCCCTTTTGTTTGTCCACTATGGGTTGGAATATATTTACCATATGTATATTTATAATGAAAAAAGGGCACCTATTACTAGGTGCCCTTAAAGTTTAACGTATTTTTGAGAGAGAAAGGTCTACTCTTCGTTTGCCAATTTACTAAAATAAGACAACGTATCGTCTTCCTCACTAGCAGGTTTAGAGTGACTTACATCAACTTTTTTCACTTTACCGTTGGTCTGTTGTGGGAGGTCTACAGTTTCAACAGTTTCGGTGTTTCGTGTTCCCATAATTATCCTATTCAGTTTCTCTTTGAGTTCGTCATAGGTTTTAAAATTACTAGGGTCCACAAAAGCTTTTAAAGGATATTGTTTCGCCCATATTGCTTTAATAGCAGTGTCTTCGGTTGCTACTGGCGTAACTCCTTCAAATTCAGACTTGTCATAGTTCCAATAACCATCAACTTTTCTAATTTTTAGTTTAAAGTTTGCACCTTTCCAAAAATCAAATGGGTTGATTGC